TGAAAATTTTGTGAAACTTTCATTTTATCTCTTGACTTTTATTTGCAGGTCATAACATTCTCTCACCTGTCGAGGTGAATATGGCGGGTCATACAAAATGCCATCAGCAGAATCGTTATCGAAGAGCTTCAAAAATTCCAAAGCATCCATGTGATACGCAGCGGAACACTTCGGATTCAAATCATTTTTGATATGTGCAGGACTTCTTTTTCCGGCAAATGGGTCAATCCAAATGCCGCCTGTCATCTCTTCTTTCAGCAAAGCTGCAATTGGCGGAATCTGAAATGTCCATTTATTGGGCATTGCCCAGATGCGGTCGATTCTCATGGGTTGCGGTCACTTCTCTGCACATCATCCACGCTGCCATCCGTAATATCCAACTCCTCCGCAGTGAAATCATGCACCGCACTGCAAGGCAGCTTCTCACCGTTTCGCAGAACAAATACATCTGAATTTGAACCGCCTTTTAAGGCAACGTAGCGTCTGACGATGGCAGAAGCATATTTCTGGTCAAGTTCCATTGTATGGCAGATACGGTTCAACTGCTCAGAAGCAATTAGCGTTGTGCCGCTGCCTCCGAACAAGTCTAACACGATGCCATTTTCCTGTGAAGAATTTTTCATCTGATAGCCAATCAGCGGAAGCGGTTTCATGGTGCTGTGCAGCTTAGACGCTTTCGGTCTGTCAAAATGAAGCACAGTGGATTGCTTTCGGTCGTTAAAAAATTTATGGGCTGCACCTTCTGCCCAACTGTAGATACAAGGCTCGAATGACCACTGATAATCCTGCCGTCCCAAGGTAAATCGGTCTTTTTCCCAGATGAGATTCTGCCGCATGGTAAGCTCCGCTTGCTCCAGAGCTTTCAGGAAAACAAGGCTTTTGCTGGAAGCGTACCAGATGTAAAATACACCGCCGGGAATTAGGCTGTTTTTCATGTTAGAAAATGCTTTCACAAGAAATTCGATAAACGCATCATCCGGCAGATTATCGTTCATAATAGTGCGGTCGGTTTTTGCATTTTGGTAAGCTGCACCGGTTCCGATTGCGATTCCATATGGCGGGTCTGTGATGCAGAGATTCGCTTTTTTGCCATCCATCAACTTTTGCACATCCTCAGCTTTTGTGGAATCGCCGCACATCAGCCGATGTCTCCCAAGCAGCCAAATGTCGTTCGATTCTACAAATGGTGGAAGTTCCGATGCCTTATCAACGTCAAAATCATCTTCTTTTGCTTCGTCATCTGTTGCAAACAGGTCTGCAATTTCCTTCTCATCAAAACCGGTAAGCTCCAAATCAAAGCCCAACTCCTGCAACTCCGACATCTCGACAGAGAGCAGTTCCTCATCCCATCCGGCATCCAACGCCATGCGATTGTCCGCAAGCACATATGCTTTCTTCTGAGCTTCGGTCAGATGGTCGACATACACGCAGGGCACTTCGGAAATACCTTCTTCTTTAGCAGCCATCAGCCTTCCATGTCCTGCCAGAACGTTGTAATTGCGGTCAATCAAAATCGGATTGATGAATCCAAATTCCCGCAGCGAGGAACGCAGCTTCAAAATCTGTTCCTTGGAATGCATTCTGGCATTGTTCACATATGGAATCAACTTCTCCACAGAAATCAGTTGAAAATCTTTCGTTGTCTGCATCATCCATTCCTCCTGTACAAAATTTTCTGCAAGCCCTTTCGAGCGTCTCTGACTTTGCCTTTCACAGCTTGTCCTTTTAACGTGCAGTATTGCTGCTTGGTCAAATAAGGACGAGACTTTTTCAATTCTTTCCAGAATGGGACTTCCGATTCCGGTTTGTAAGTTCGTGCTTTCATGATACCTCCCATAAAAATAACCGCCTGTGACAGCGGTTTTTTGGTATTAGAGCTTAGAGCGTAAAAGCTGCTCCATCACATCATTGGTAGAAGTCAAATTATTTACTTCCACGGAGCTATTTTCCTTGATTACCTGATAAATTTGGTAATACAACTGATTCGCTTGCTTGCGATATTCGTGGCTCATCGTCACATAAGGCGAAGTCGCCGGAGAACCGTTCGCCTTTTTCATCAGGTAGCCGTATTCGGAAATTGCTTCTTCGCAGTGAATCAATCTTGCACAAGTCATGGAGAAATGTTCGAGAATTTCCTGTAGAACCAGATGCTCGCAGCCGTATTTCTTCAGCCATTCCCATGTTTCGTTATAGATTTCTTCTGCATACAGCACGGAGCCGTCTTTTTGTTTCGATTTCATGTATTCACGAACCGGCGGCATATCTTCGCCTTGCAGCTCCGAAGCCTGACTATCCAACGAAACCACAGTCAGCGGTCTGCCGCCGGGATTTCCGGATTCGATTTTTTCTGTAATTGCCTTGGGCTTCCGACCTGCACCGACTCGGAATCCACCACGGTTTGTACCGTCTTTTGCCATTGGCTTCACCTCATTTGATAAAATAATTTTTTGGCGTTTGATTTCGCAAAGTTGCACACGAAGGGCAGCACCGGTATTCATGGAATGTACACAAAGGATTCATATACCCCCTCCCGTCAACGAAAAGGGCATCACAACACAGAACCGCAGTGGATGCCATGCGGTTCATTCACAATTTAGTAATGATAGACCGGATGCGTGTCTTCCAGACCGGTCTTCTTGTCGTGACAGGGCTTGCAAAGGGCTTGGAAGTTGTTCTCGTTCCAGAGTAGTGCAGGGTCACCACGGTGCGGAACGATGTGGTCTACTACGGTCGCTTGCACGTAACGTCCCTTGGCAAGGCACTTGACGCACAGCGGATGCTTGCGGAGATAAGCGGCTCGAACCTTACGCCAACGAGAGTTGTAGCCACGTTTTGCCGGAGCGGGACGTTCCGGATGCAATGGTTTGTGCTTGTCGCAGTAATTCTTTCCGACATCGACTAGGGCAGGGCAGCCGGGATGTTTACAGGGTGTTTTCGGTTTTTGTGGCATACGCTGCACCTCCTTATGGGCATAAGAAAAGCCTTCACGGAATTGCTCCCACGAAGGCTTGTTTTTATCCTGTTTTCCTAGTATACAGTATAGCAACATTAAGGGGGTGAATTAAAGATGAAATGGGGGTGAAATGGGGTGAAATCTTTCAAAGTTTTTTAGTGCTGCTGCATGGATTTGCTGTACCCGGCGTTTTGAATAGTGCATTTCAGCAGCAATCCTTGACATACGCATAAACATCAAATACCGATACCTCAGTACACATTGTTCTTTTTCGGAATCCAGCAAATCAATCTGTGCATCTATCGTGACTTTCAGCTCCTCAAGTTTCTGTTTTTCCACGGAGATTTCTTTCTCAAGGGCATCGATTTTACTGAGATAATGTACAAATGGTGCATCGGTAGAATGCGTTCCCTGCACTTTTTCCCCAAACTGCGGAGAAGATATACTTGATGCTAAGTCCTTGTAGCTTTCAAGTTTTCTAACATCAGATACGATTTTTTTGTGCAGCTCGTCCGGCATACTCAAATATTCCTGTGTTGTCATTTTGACCTTGTCTCCTCACGCAGTTTGTCAATCAATAAATCTCCATCAAGATTTGTAAGAAGCATATACCACCCTGAGCGAAAGAAGCGTTCATACTCCATAGCTTCCGACAGTGCTTTTCTGTTGTTGGGATTCTTTCTGTTCAAATTGAGGGTTGACCGATAGTCATGCACAGCCTGTAAGACGATAGCCTTTGCCAGTTCTGTGTAGCTGTCTTCCTGTCTTGCAGGAGCAGCTGGTGTTTTGTATGAATACATCTCGCACCTCCAAAAAAATAAATTTTTCGCATTGGAGCGGAGAAGCATCGAAGCATCTATCTCAACTTACATGAAGCATTGTTTTCATGATTCATTGCGGAGTGCCGTCCAAGACAGCACGCACCTCGGAAACGGAGCGGACGATAACCGCCATGCCGCCGGCTCTTTGGATTTTACGGATGGTCGCTTTCTGAAGCTCTGTCGCTTTGCCCGTTTCGGTTTTTACCTCAAAGGCATAAAACCTGCCATCTACACAGGCTATAATATCGGGAATCCCCGCCGTGCCGTACATCCCGCCATGTTCTTTCCAGCAGAAGCAGTGCGGCACGGTCTTCAAATATTTCATGATGGATTTCACGATGTCTTTTTCTAACATTGCTTTTCCCTCCACACTATTTTTGTAACTTGTAACTTCGTAACCTTCGAAAATAGGGAGACGACCATAAAAAAATAATATAAAAATTTTTTTATACGCACGAGGAATCTCTGAACGTTGTCTCTCTATCTATATGAAGTTACAGAAGTTACAAGTTACATAAGAGGTTGTATGTCTGTGACTTCAAAACCGGTAACATCACAGCGTTTTGCAAGCAATTCATAGTCGACTACCCAACATCTGTGATTTTCTGTGCCGATGCGTTTTTGCTCATTGCTTGCGATAAAATACTCGGTGTGCTGAAGCTGTTTTTTGAACTGTGCATAGGTCAACGTTTCACCGACCACTGCATAATCCTTGCGGTACTTTGTATAAAGGTCATAAATCTGCGTCAGCCAAAGATAGAGCTTTCCGCCTTCAATACAGTACACAGTTTTCGGATCCAGCTTCATTCTTGCCATGACCTCAAAGGTCTGTTCCACTACGCTCTTGTTGCTGGTATCGCCGTCAAGAAGATAGTCCTTCGCCGCAAACTCCATGTACTTTACACAGATTTCCTGCGTGTAAGGGAACACCGTATCCCATGCAAAGCCGTAGTCTGTACACATATGCTCCAAGAGCTTCAGCCCTGCGTAACAGCAGGACAGGTTCGATATAATACGGCACGGCAAATCGGGATTAAATTTCGCCGTGCCTTCCTTGTACCATTTGGCAGCATCGCTCGGAGTAATCTTTAACGCTGTATTCAAAAGCGTCCTGCCAAGGTCATTCAGCAACATCTCATTGCCCAGAATCCGATTGAATGCCGTTCTGTGTTCCATAGATTTCAAATCTTTTTTCGAGAATAGCAGCTCGATGCTACGTTCCCGAATCGCCGTCTCATCTGCCGATTCTTCTCCGGCAACAATGAGCGGAGCAAGCAGATCATAGGTCACAACTGATAAATCCGCACGCCCACGCATGCCCTCATGTCCGTCATAGCTGTCACGGAAGTGGTTATACAGTGTCGAGAGCTTTGTTTTATCCATTTTTGACGGCTTAAACTCATCCAAAGGCAGAGGAATTGTATTTGACGAAGCAGACTCTTTCATCAGCGTAAATGCTGTCACCTGTGTAGCTGCCGTCACCCGACTGCTTGAAAACAGCGGCAGCAGTACACGCTCCAAGGTCGTAGATTTTCCGCTGCCTGCCTCACCAATCAAAAATAAATGCGGAAACTTTATGCCCGAAAGTCTGAGATGCTCTTTGACAAAACACCCTGCCGCCCAAGCAAGAATGGAGATTGCTTTCGCAGGCTCGTTGTAGCCCATCAGCCAATGCCCAATGTCGCAAAGCATCTCTTTTTTCAGCACATCACAGCCGAGAATATTGCTGTCAATGCTCTTGTACTTGTCAAGCTGCACGATGTCCGCAACCTCTAAACCGCCGTTTTCGATAGCACCGTCCTTGGAAACAAAGACTAGTCTGCCGCCGTATTCGTAGATTCCCATCGCTTTCACACCGACTTTTTTTACCCAATTAAGCTCCGAAACATAGCCTTTGAGAAGCTCCAAATCGCCGTCACCGCCGAGGTAAGTCAAAGCAATCGTGTTCTTGTTTAAGAGGTTTTTGAACTTCTGCTGATTGGCAAAATCCGTGGTCAAAAACGTAAGACGGAAAGTTTCCCCACGTACTGTCACCAAGTCTGCAGTCAGTTGTGTTTCGTCATCGGATACAATCATCTCCACGGGCTGCATGATAAAATTTGTGATGGGATACGTATTCTCACCCTTTACCCTCCAGTATCTGCCCTGAAACTCGAAGATGGGAGAATCCCCGCTGGGAGAATAGACGTTCTCTGTCGATTCAATTGCCTTATCCAAGGTTTCCTCTCCGTAGGTAGCACCGCTTGCATGATGCTTTTCGTTCCATTTCTGCCGATACAATCCCGATGATTTGAAAATACGATTCATTTGCTCCTTGTTTTTGCCTGACCAGAACGCCAGCTTACGGCAAAACGCCATATCCGCTTCGGACTGACTTGGAAACGCACCCTGCCAGTTGCCCTCAAGGAGTGCCGTGAACGCCTCACTGTCATCAGAAGATTTCGCTTTTTCGAGAAGCTCCTCATCGGTCATTTCTGTTGGAATAGCGACTGATTTTTTCTTTGCTTTCTGTTTTTTCGGTTTCTGTATATAGGTCGCATGAATCCATGCAAGCGTATCCGTACCTTCGGCAATGATATCGGGAGCAGAGGGGAGCTGCTTTCCCGTTACCGTAAAATAGCGTCCTGCGTTATACATTTCCACGCCATTATCACTATTTTTACTGCTGCCGGACGGCTGTTCGCCTTTGAAATACAGATGTACACCGTCACCCGATGGGGAGAACTCCGCATAGGTAGGCTGTTTTGCGAGAATTGCTGTAGCAATCTCATTAAACTCGCCTGTTTCGGGATTATAGCAGTGGTCGATGTCCACGCCCACGATGTTATCGGATTTCACGAACATATATCCGATGCCTGTATATCCGTAACGTTCCAGTGCATCCACGGCGGTCGCATAGTCTGACCACGACTTCGGATTGTTGGACTGTGCCTTATATCCCGTAACTGCATTGTACGGAACCTTTCTCGGCTTGCCACCGTCCGGGTCAGGCTCTAAACGCCAGCACACCCATTGTTTCTTGTCACACAGCTCTTTTGGGAACATAAGCCGTTACACCTCCTCGCAATTTTCGGTAAAATATCTGAGCTTGATATTCCGTTTCTCGGCTCTTGCAATCTCTGCCGCCATGCCGCTTGAAATCCGCTCGCCGAATACCCAGGCCTCCCGGCAGCCGTCCAGATACACCATGCCCATAAAAAGACCGAGTTGTCTTTCGGTGGGATTGCAATCGTTCAATATTTGTGGAAAGAACAGGTGAGCAGCAAATGGAATGTAGCCTTGCTTTACGGCAAAGAAACAGTATCTGCGTGCGTTGGCTGTATTTCTTTCGACATCTCCGGCAAACGGCGAGATGATATATACCTTCGGCATATATTTTCTGCGGCTTTTGCCTTTCTCTTCCCGTTCAATGCGGCAGAGAGCGTGGTATGCAGTTAAATCCAGATACCCTTCGGAATTCCTGATGCTAATCGACATTGCCGTCACCTCCCGAACGCTCCGCAAAGGAAGAACAACGAAACGAATCCCCATCAAACGAGATTGTCCCTACCTTTGGGCAGCGACAAATTACGCCGCCGTTTTGGTGAATCACCGTATTCCCGAGTGTAAGTGTCCTCGGCTTGTCGCTGATGTCTCCATATTTGCATTTATGGCAATCAGTTTGTTTCATTGATATAGTCCTCCCATTCTGTCATTTTCCCGAACCTCGGTCCTACAGACGCTTCAGCGATAATCGGCACATCAAATTCGGGATACGGCTTCGCTTCCATACATTCTTTGATAAAAGTCTGTGCTTCCAGTACTTTGTCTTCGGGCAGTTCAAAAACAAGCTCATCATGAATTTGTAAAAATGGTTTCAGCCATGGACGTTCCCGCATACCCGAAACAATCCGTCCGCAGGCGGCTTTCAGAATATCGGCAGCAGTGCCTTGAATCGGCGTGTTTAATGCACACCTCTCCGCAAAGGACTTCTTGCTCCAGTCATCGGATAGCATACCAATGAGATAACGCCGTCTGCCGAGCCGTGTTTCGGCATAACAGGTCTGAGCGGCACGTCTTTTGGTTTCATCCTGCCACAAAGTTAGTCCCGAATATCCGGCTTTCAGATTGCGGATAATCTCTTGGCAGCGTTCGATTGGTGTATCAAGTCCCGCCTTGAATCGGAGAGTGGTCTGAAGCCCTTTCGGGAACAGACCGTAGAACACTCCGAAATTGCAGTTTTTCGCTATGGTGCGATGCTCCTTGTAATCCTTTGAGTGTTTGTCCTGTGCTTCCTCATAGCTCACACCAAAAATAACGCTTGTGGTGCTTGCGTGAATATCTCCGCCTGTGCGGTAGGTTTCCAGCATTTTCGGGTCACGGCAGTAAAACGCACCGACACGAAGTTCAATCTGTGAAAAATCGAGTGACATTAGCACATTACCCGGAGCGACAGCGATAAAGTTTCGGATACCGATGGGGTCGTTGGTTTTACGCGGGCAATTTTGCAAGTTTGGATTTCTTGCTGCAAATCTCCCTGTCTCAGTTCCAAGCGGCATGAGGTCAGGATGTATTCTGCCCGTTGCGAAATTAACATGAGCGAGATAGCCGTCAATGTAGGTGCTTTTAAGCTTGCCCCACTTGCGGTATTCCTGCACGAGTTCAAAGAGCCTTACAAGCTCCGGCTTATTTTTTGCACACCATTCCTTTAACATCTGCATGGTCGCATCGTCCGCCGCAGTCTGATTTTTCTCCGTTGTTTTCATCACAGGCAAGCCGAGTGTTCCAAAGAGATACTGCTTAAAAGCGGAAGTGGAAGCGTTAGCTCCGATATTTACGCCGCCCGTCATTTGGTTGATTTCTTTCTTAATCTCGGAGATTTTTGCATCGGCTTCTTTTTGGCGAGAGAGCATAAGTCCACGGTCAATCGGTACACCGTTGTACTTCATCATGCCGCAATAGACAGCGGTCGGCGATTCCAGCTCCTCGGTGATAGTGCGATGAGCAGGGAGATATTTACCAAACCAAGCGTTGAATTTATAATAAAACCGCAAGGTATAATCCGAATCGGCACAGGCGTAGCGGATGGTTTCCTGTTCTTGCGGATTCATTTCGTCAAAGTGTCTGCCGTTTGTAACGGTAGAAAATGATGGCATATCCGCACCAAAGAGCGAAGTCGCAAGGAACTTCAAGCCACTGTCATGCAAATTGCGAAACTCCCACTGAGATTTCAAAGTAAGCTGTGCGGCGGCGATGGTGTCGTAGCACGGAGCCTGTACCACAATGCCCTTTGCATACAGAAACATTGCTTCAAAGGCGAGGTTATGGGCGATTTTTACACGGCTTGTATTTTCAAAAACCGCCTCTTTCAAAAACGCCCAAAGCTCTTCTTGCTTTTCGGCATTGATGCCGACTTTATGGGTGAGCGGTACATAGAAGGCGATTCTTTCTTCCATAGAAAAGCTGATGCCTGTGATATGCGACTTATGTGCATCGAGTGCGGCTCTGTCTTCACTTCGGTATGCTTCATCGGGTGCAGTTTCAAAGTCAAAAGCCACAGGACGATTGTTATTTAAAAGTTCTTTGATTACGGATAAATCCGTTACAGAACGATAATTTTCCATTTTGGATTCCTTTCCGAAACACATAGAGCGGCGAGACGAGATTATCCCGCCGCAGTGTGCTTCTGATGTATTTGCTTATGTGGTTTACGCTAAGGGTTCCATAACCTCTCCCGTTTCCGGATTGACATTTACGGTTATCGTTTCCGATTCATTGTCATAGCCGACCGTCTGGCTGAGTGCCTTAACCTGTTCCGCCATAGCAGCGATAAGAGCGTACTCATCTTCGGTCAGCGGACGGTCAACAGAGAACTGAGCCTGACTGTATCCGATTCCCGCTGTACTTGACGCTTTCTTGAGCGTAAAGCGAGTAACCACAGCATTGGAGCTGCCGTAACGGGTAACCACTCTTGTGAGGTAGCGTGTAAATCCCTTAAGAGAACCGGTCGGCAAGGAGAGCATCATCGGGAAAACATCTCCCTCACGGAGAAGATACAGTCTGCGGCGATTCTTACAAGCTTTTGCACCGTTCTTGCCCGAACCGTACTGATTGAGCGGACAGCTACGGCACTGACCGCTGGGCGTACCCTCACCAACAAAACCGTCATAGCTGCCGCAGTCGGGAGGATTGGAACCGCCTGTGTACTCGTTTTTGTAGTAGGCATTCAGAGCGTGCTGGTACAGAATCACCGCAGAAAATTCCTTCACGGTTTCCGGTTCATCCGGGTTGTCTCCGGGAATCTCAAATACCGTGCCGCCGCCGGACGGAATCTTGATGCGGTCAAAGCTGACGGTAAGTCCTGCAAGCTCCTCGTTCAGTGTATCGCTAAGATTGCAGTTTTTCAGTGCAAGAAAACCTGCGTTGTTGGTTGTTGTGATTTCAGTGTTCTTAGCCATAATTTTTTACCTCTTTCTTTCAGATTTCTTTGTGGATTTGCGGACAGACACCTTGGTCTGCTCATAGACGTTTACCAAGCCGTTAAGCCAGTCGGGAAGTTCCTCACCGTTTTCGGTTATCTGCTCGTTTACGAAAGCAGAGAAGCTATTGGCGTTGACGGTTTCGTAAATCAAATCGCCGTAGCCTTCGGAGCGTAAAGCAGAGAAAAGCTCCTCTTTAAGTCCTGCTTTTGCAGAAGCACGGGTAGTGTTTTTGAGAGAAAACATCGTCCCCGCACGGGTAAAGTTCTGCGTTTCGGTTTCCGTCATCATTGCTACAAGCTCTTGCTCCACAGCGTTAAGCTCCGCTGTGATGTCTTTGACCTGCTGCTCGGTATCCTGCTTTTTGTCACGCAGTTCCTTGAGTTTTTCGGCAAGCTTGTACATTGTGTTTGTTTCGTCTTGCATCGTGAATCACCATACCTTTCTTTAAGATGTAAATGGATTGAGACCTTTTCGCCAATCATCCACAAGGGCTTTGGCAAGGTCAGTTTTATTGCGAAGGGAACGTATCACTTTCGTGTCAACCGTCCCTTTACAAACGAGATAGATGTACAGGCAGTCATTTTTCTGCGATACACGATGTATTCGAGCCTTTGCCTGTTCAAAATTTGACATCGAATAATCAAGGCTGTAAAAAACCATTGTTGATGCCGCGGTAAGCGTAAGCCCCAGTCCTGCGGCGGCTATCTGTCCCAAAAACACTCGGCAGGTATCATCATTTTGGAAACGATGCACCTGTTCCTCACGGTTTCTGATGCCGCCTCGGATGACTGCGTAGTCGATGCCTTTTTGCTCCAAGAGCCGTTGAATGTCGTTCATCTCCGGCACGAACCGAGCCATGATGACGAGTTTTTTATTCTCCTGCATGATGGAATCGATAATGTCGGAGAGTGCGTCATGCTTTGCCGTGCTGACGGCGTTTGTATCGCCCTCATCGTCCGTCAAATGCCCGCCCGTAATCTGGGATAAGCGAAGCAGTTTTGTGAGGACGTTTACAGCCGATACTTCGGAAGTTGCGAGTTCCGCAAACGACTCCTTTTCGATTTGTCGGTACAGCTTCACGGCTTTCGGCTCAAGTTCCACATTACGGACTTCCTCCACGATTTCGGGCAAGTCTAAACATTCTGCTTTTGTCACTCGAAACGCTATGGAGTGCAGGCGGTTTAAGAAATCCTCGCTCATCCATTTTTTGAAAACGGGAGTGTGCCCGCCATAGCCAGTCATGTCAAAATACCGATTGCGGAAAGCGAAAAAGCTGCTGCCGAAGACGCTCTTGTTGAGAAAGCGGTATTGTGAAAACACGTCAATTTCTTTGTTGGTAATGACTGTGCCTGTGAGGAGCAACTTGTAGCTTGCCTGATCGCCAAAACGGTGCATCGCCTTGGATTGTGCCGTCCTGCTTTCTTTGATTTTGTGACCCTCGTCTGCAATGATAAGGTCAGCATCGAAGCAGAGAAGCTCGTCCTCAAGCCGCCAACACGATTCGTAATTGACAATTACGATTTGCAATCCATCACCTTTTTCTGCCGATTGCAGTGCGTCTCTTTTCTTTGCGGAAGAGCCTTTTAGGACTGTTACCGTGTACGGGAAATCGGCGAAGCGTTCCAGCTCTTCCTCCCACACGGAGAGAATTGAAAGCGGAGCAACTATCAGCACTCGGTTGATTTTGGCATCTAAGTACATAGCTCCCATGACGGCAACCCCGACAAGACTTTTCCCGCAACCCATCTGCATAAGCAAAGCTGCACCTGTGTGCGGTTTGCACAGCACTTGGCGTACAAACAGATAGGCTTGTTTTTGATGTTCAAAGAGCGTTGCTTTTATGGGCATTGTTTCCGGCGTTTGCATTGTTCTTATCCCTTCTTTCGTTTTTTGGAAACCATGAGTTCCACTTAATCCAAAAAAAATAGAGTTTCAAATGGCACATCAGGGAAAGCTTTCATCAATCCCGCAATACACTTTTTGCCGCCAATTCTCTGACCACGCAAAAGACGGCTTACTTCCATTCTGGAAACGCCCATTTTCATAGCAAGTTGACTTCCCGACCATTTGTGCCTCTCCATTTCGGATTTTATAAACTCGATATTTGGTCGCATTTGTACATCCCTCCTTGTGGTTCCTATGAGTTCCACAGATGCTTTAAAAATCACTCGCCTGGATTGCGAGTTAGCACCGGAACTCTTTAGTTCCATCATTATTATAGCACCTTTCAGTGACACTGTCCATAGTATTTTTCGATTTTTCAGAAAAAAGCGTTGCTTTTAGGTTACAGGTATGGTATAATAAATGTAGTCAATCAGATATGGAGGGATTGCAATGGCAGAACTTGGTTCCTATGTCAAAAAAATCAGGCTGGAAAAGGGCTTGTCTATCCGTAAAGTAGCGGAATCGGCAGATATCAGTCATACGGAAGTAAAACGAATAGAGGATGGCGTAAGAAAGCAGCCGTCCCCGCAGGTGTTGCGGTCATTGGCGGCTGCTTTGAATACTCCGTATGAGGATTTAATGGAAGCGGCAGGGTACATTGATGAAGTCCCGAATGCTGGTGGAGTAACTGCTGCGGGTATCTCCGGTACAGATGATTTAAGTCCGGAGGAACTTGCACAGGTTAATGAATACATTGAGTTTTTGAAGAGTAAAAGAAAATAAGAAATGAGTGCCGTTGCACTGGCGGCACTCATTTTTATTAAGTACGAACAGGAAGACGAACCATCTGAACCGCAGGAAATCTTCCTTGTGCTTCGGCAACAATCGAATCATAAAGATTGAGTTCTTGAGTTAAATCTTCAACGGTAATAGCAAGTGAATAAGCTATGTCTTGCTCATCGGTTACATCATATCTCGAATGCAGTTCAAGCCATATTTCCCAATCGCCACTTTGAAAGCTGGAGTATGGCGTTTCAAAGTGGAAACAAGTATCCCATTTTTTTCGTCCATCCGTTTCGGATGGATTAGACGATACCATTTTGCCGGTTCCGTTTATGGAATGTATGGAAGCACTAACATAAGCCTGCAAGTAATCTGTTCCTTTTTCGCTGTCAATAGGAGATCGTGTAACACAGGTAACGGTGACTTTTATTTTTGCTTTCCGTTTACTCATATCCATGTCATCACAAACCTTTGGCAAAAGAAATTTGACGTGCTGCTTATGCTTTTTATTCATTGTTCCGCTATGCAGAAAAGTGACCTTGTTTGCCGTTGAGTACATACTTTCTTCGATACGAGGTAGCCCCCTGCCATATAAATCACCATAAAAAGCCGCTTCGTCACGTCTAACCTTATTTTTTCCAGCGTCAATAGGTAAATCTGTACCGTGATATAGCAGAGTTTTAGCAAGAAAAATATCTCTGTTAGGAATAGCCATAGATATCTGAGCTAAATCACCTGCAATGACAGGAGCAGTAAAACTTGTTCCAGCTTCACAGGCAAGCCGATTTCCGGCTGCAAGCATAAGTGAGTAGTCATCTGCCGGTGATTTTCCTGTTTTCAGCATAGTTCCGCCATAAGCCACGATATCAGGCTTCCTCATTCCATGAAAACCGGGACCGATTCTGGAATAAGGAGCAACATCGTATCTTTTTGATAAGCTGCCAATATGGTCTTGCCCGACAACTGCACCTACGGTGATATTAAGCATAGAATCAGACGGAGACGCTATTCGTGCATCATCGTCACTCAAGATATCCTCAAGAGATGTCTGTGTTCGATACAGATCATGGTTTCCCGCAGAAATAATAAACTGCACACCATAGTTTAAGGCAAGCACGTCTAGCTCATAACCGAGGTTGCTGATTTTATCTCCTTCAATCGGTTTGTCATCGGCATACGAAAAATTAAATATTTTTGTTATATCTTTATAGCGCAGAACTGCTTCTTTTATTCGTTTAATCATTGTGGGGTTGGAAATAAATCCAGCTCGAGTGCTTTCCGGGTCCGGACCGCAGATATTGCAGTCTACAATTCTTGCTCTCGGAGTCATTATGCCAAGGTTGATTTGTGCCCCTGTATCAGCAAATGCCACTTTGCTTGCCACATTCGTGCCGTGTGTCTTTCCGCCGGGAGTTGCACTGAGTGGAGTCCAATGCTCTACAATCACCGGACTTAGCGTATCGGGAAAATCTATACCATCATCCAAAACGGCAACAATCGGAAGTTCCTCTATATCAACATCCGAATTTAACGTCAAGGGCCCTTGTGACGGAATACAATATGCCGGTGCAGTAGCGTAAAAGGCTGTAGGCGCAATATGGCTTACAAAAGGATCTTCCGATATGCTTTGCAAACTGTCAAGCGTAACACCGGCACGAAGAATGCGGGTATCATCTGAAAGCAAATATGGCTCAGAACGAATTTCTCCGCCTTGCGCCCTGATTCCTTCCATCAGTTTCTGCTCTATGCGAATCTGTCCGTTAATGCCTAATTCGTCCAGCAGATTCTCCTCACGAATTTCAACATCCAAAACTTCTGAGCCAACTTCCTGCAGGAATCGTTCTTTTATGGATGGAGACTGCTTATCAGTTGGATCGGGAAAACGGAAACCTTCTATGTCCCGAAAATTCTTATTTACACGTTCGCCTTTTCTGTATCGGTCAATACGGTCACGTAGCGTACCAAAACGAGAAGCCGAGGTCACGACAGTAGCTCTTCGCTCATTGTGTACGTTTTTAATGGTCATGCCTTCTGCTTCAATAAAATCACGAAGAGTTTTATTGGAGAATTTTTCGCCTTCAGGAAGAAGAACCTCAAACACACGAATGTCTTCATCGCGCAGTGAACCTGCGCTTTGCACCTTCGTATAAGCGGTCACAATTTCTTGAAGACCACTTGAAAGTACACTGCCATGTGCTACGTGGTCTACATCTTCTTTTTTAGATCCCCGTGGAGGAGGAGGCTCGATATAGTCTACCTCTGTCTCGGGAATTAAAAGGTGCGGTCTGAAATCATCCATCTGTTACATCATCCTCTTTGTTAATTTTATTGATCTGATACGATAGCGTGTTGTGCGGCATTTTTAGTATCTTTGCAAGGGTTCTGACACTGGCTCCCTTTTTATTCAAGTCTGCGGCAACTTCAACAATGCCCGTACCGTTCGCATTGTTGGTGAGCTGCTGTATGAGAAGCTCTATAAAATCGTCCATCGTGACAGCTTTGTCTGTGGTGACGTATCGTTTCGCTACCGAGATTACAAGCTCCTTTATCTGTGCTGTACTGCGGTCTACAGTCAGAGCAGTCAGCTTCTTGATGTCCAAATTATGCTCTACTCGGTATTCCGCCAGCCAGCGACCTATGAGTTCTGCTCTTTGCTCATCATCCGGATAGCCGAAGTTGATTACATAATTGAATCGTCTCCAGATTGCCGGGTCGAGTAAATGCTCATGATTTGTGGCAGCTATCAGGAATACATTGTCGGGCATATTGTCAAAATTTTGGAGCAGTGCCGTGACCACTCGTTTTAGTTCACCCATCTCGTTTCCATCATCGCGTTTCTTTGCAATGGCATCAAATTCGTCCAAAAACAGGACAATGGGCATAGTTCCGACACTTGTAAATACCTTTCTTAGGTTTACGCTCGTCTGTCCCAAGTAGGAGGACACCAATCCATCTAACCTTACATACGCCATTGACAAGCCAAGTTCGTGAGCGATAGCGTTAGCCGTCATGGTTTTGCCACAGCCGGGAGGCCCGCAAAGTAGGAGACGGTTAGCGACAGGAAGATTGTGTTCTGCCAGTTTAGCGTTTTCATTGTGTTCCTGCAAAATCTGTAAGAGCAGTTTCCTTTGATTTGCGGGAAGTACAACATCGTCCAAAGAAACAGTCGGACGAATAATATCATAAAGCTCCAAGAGGCTATCCTTATCGCGCGGAGCGAATGTTCCTCCTGCGGACTGCGCCGCAAAACCTCCTTCGGGAGCGGACATAACATCCGGCTTTTTAATGAGGGTTGTTTTCTTACCCTTATATGCTGCGAGAAGAAGGCTTGACACTCGGACGTTTCCTTTTCTGTCCTCGTCAGCAGCCAATTCATCCACAGCGGCTTTAAATTTTGATTCATCGCCGGAGCAATGGGCAGTGATGATATTTGCGATTAATTCAGCTTTCATTGTGCTTAGCAGCTCCTTCTATAGCTTAAAAATGCTTGTAACCTATAGTATACACCTTTAAGTTCCATTTGTCAAGAGAAACGCCGATATTTTTGAACATGTTTGAACACCTACTTTTATGCCAATATGGTAAAAACAAGAAAACAGCAAAAACAAAATTCGAGTTCTCGCAGTCATTCCTTGACTTTTGAAAGAAGATGTGCTACAATCATATAATAAGTCGGTGCATACAATCGAGACGGCGAAACTTAGCCGTCATTTTGGAACAAGAAAGGTAGACAATATGATTTTCAGCTACAAGAAACTTTGGAAACTTTTAATTGATAAAGACATGACAAAGCAGGATTTATGCGAGGTCGCACAATTGAGTTCGTCTACTGTTGCTAAGCTGACAAAAGGCGAAAATGTGAGTACGGCGGTACTCTTGAAGATATGTGAGGCTCTGCAATGTGATATTTCCGAGATTGCGGAGACAGTCGAAGCTACGAATAAGAAGTAGGAGCAAGTGATGCCATGTTTGATTTTGGAAATGCGAATGCCGCACAGCGAGAGGCAATCTCCGCCGCTGACGGTCCCGTCTTGATAACAGCCGGACCGGGTACGGGAAAGACCTATACCTTGGTTCAACGTGCTATTTTCCTTATTCAGGAGAAGAACATACAGCCGGAACAGATTTTTATTGCCACTTTCACTGAAAAGGCTGAAAAGGAGCTTATTACCCGCATCACAAATGAACTTGCTGTCCGAAATATCTCGGCGAATGTAAATGAGATGTATGTCGGCACGTTCCATTCCCTTTGCCTGCGTATAATAAAGGAAAATTTGGAGCATACACGCCTCAAGAGAAATTATCGCTTGCTCGATACGTTTGACCAGAAGTACCTCGTTTTTCGGAATATGCACAGGTTCAAGAATATCGAGGGAATCGAGGAGGCACTCTCCAAGGGCGGTTCGTGGAAATGGTCGGAGGAAATCTGCAACTATGTGAATAATCTCTCTGAGGAATTAGTAGATGCGGATGCTTTGGCGGCAGACCCGGACATTGCTGTCCGTGTGCTTGCGGATATGCTCGTGACATACCAAACGCTCCTCACAGAGGAGAACCTCATTGATTTCTCTGCAATCCAAACGGAGTGTTACAGACTTCTAACGGAAAAGCCGGATATTCTTGAGGCTCTGCGAGAAAAAATTCGCTATATCATGATAGACGAGTATCAGGACACGAACTTTATCCAAGAGCAGATAGTGTTCCTGCTTGCGGGAAACAAGAAAAACATCTGCGTGGTTGGCGATGACGATCAGGGCTTATACCGTTTCCGCGGAGCGACTATCCGTAACATCTTGGAGTTTCCGTCAAAATTCGCTGACGGCGAGTGCAAGGTTATCCCTCTGGTGGTGAACTACCGTTCCGACAGCGATATTGTTGACTTTTATAACAAGTGGATGGCTACGACTTACGGAGCGAAGTTTAAGTTTGCGTGGGACAAGTACCGCTATTCCAAGAGGATAGAGCCGCATGAGAAATCAACCATCAAGAGTCCGTGCGTGGTGAAACTGTCGAGTAAGGATGATGAGGACGAATGGCATGAGCGTATTCTCGGCTTTATAAATTGCTTGAAAGATTCGGGAAAGCTCAAGGACTACAATCAGATGGCGTTCCTGTTCAGTTCCGTTAAGCACCAAAGAGTGACAGCGTTAGCGGACTTCCTCGAAAAGAACGGCATCAATGTATATTCACCTCGCTCTGATATGTTTTTTAAGCGTGACGAGATAAAACTGACGCTCGGCTGTCTTATGCTGATGTTTCCGAGATATGTGCAAGGCTTGGAGAACGGCGAGTACACATTCTTACAGCCTGAGCATTGCTTCTATTACCGCGACTGCATTGTGGCGGCGAATGAGTATGTAACGAAACCCGAAAATAAAGAACTGAAACGCTTTATCAAGCAGAACGGCAGGGAACACGCAGGCTTGACGGGAACGACCGACTACGCTTACTTAGGCTTGCTGTATCAGCTTTTTATGTTTGAACCGTTCCGCTCTATTCTCGATACGGATTTGAGCGTAGGCGTGGTGGATATTCGCCCGACGAGAAATCTCGCACTTCTGACGCAGGTTATCGGGAAGTACGAGTATCTGCACAGAATCGATGTCTTTAACGGCAAGTACATAAACATCAACACCGAGCGGCTCTTTAACCTCTATCTCCGTTTACTGTATGACGGCGGCATTTCGGAGTACGAGGACGATGCGGAGTATGCTCCGAGCGGCTGTGTTTCGTTTTTGACGATTCACCAGTCCAAGGGTATGGAATTTCCGATTGTTTTCGTTGATTCTCTCAGCGGAACGCCAAGGAAGAGCTACAAGGATTTAATGAATGACGTGGAGGAGAAGTATTTCCACCGTCCTGCATTCGAGCCTGCTGACCAGACAAAGTTTTTTGACTTTTGGCGGCTTTACTATACGGCGTTCTCTCGTGCACAGGATTTGCTTGTGCTGACATGCGATGAGAACGCACGAACTCCGAGTAAATATTTCACCGATACCTACGAAGAACTTGTGAGCGCGGACAATCCGGCGTTTGATTTGTCAGAATTCAACTTCAAGACCGTCAAGAAGGTAAATATCAAGGATACGTTCTCGTTTACCTCTCATATCACGGTTTACGAAACTTGCGCCTTGCAGTATAAGTTTTATAAGGAACTGGAGTTTATGCCCGTGCGTGAGAACGCTATGATGTTCGGTACGCTTGTGCATGAAACGATTGAAGATATACACCGAGCGGCTATCCGCAAGGAGGAGTATTTAATCAATGAGGACAAAATTAAGCAGTGGTTTGAAAGCAACTATGTTTCGTTGATTAAATCGGAGCATACCTACCTTGCCGAACCGCAGAAGCTGGCGGCATTGAAACAGGTTTTGAGGTACGCCGAGCGACAAAACGGAAAATGGGATACCATCAGGCAGGCGGAGGTTGATGTCAGCCTTGTACAGCCGGATTACATCATTGAGGGTAAAATTGACCTTGTGTGCGGTGTTGACGGTACGGTTGAACTGGTAGACTTCAAATCGGAACGCAAGCCGGATATGGTAAAGATGCGCGACCGCTTGGAGCATTATCGCAGACAGCTTCATATCTACGCTTATTTGATTGAGCAGAGAACCGGGCAGAAGGTCAGCAAGATGAACCTTTACTATACGGGAGAGGAGAACGGCAATCCCGTTATTTCGTTTCCGTATACCAAGAGCGCCATTGAAGGCACTGTGGCGGCGTTTGATGATACGGTGCATAAGATTTTAAAGCACGAATACAAGCACTGCTCTGATAATCCGCAGACGTGCAGGAACTGTGATTTCAGATATTACTGCCAAGGCAAATAACAAAAAACAGACCATTTTCGTGAGCTCACGAAAATGATGACGGAAAATATATAAAAACATGGAGGACTAAACTAAATGGAAAACGAACAGCTTACTTTTGAGTTTCAAGAACGCCCGACTATCAAGGGCTTTCCCGAACTGAGATGGACGGGCAAACGTCCCTATCGTTCTACGCAGTATTATCCTGCACAGCTTCGCGAACAGTACGGCAGGAGCGTAAACGGCTGGATTAACAAGATTTTTTGGGGAGATAATCTGCAGGTCATGAGTCACTTACTTAAGGAGTATCGTGGAAAAATCCAGTTGATTTATATTGATCCGCCTTTTGACAGTAAGGCCGATTATAAAAAGAAGATTGAAGTCAAAGGTATGGGAAAAGTTGAAACGGACTCATCTTCTTTTGAGGAAAAGCAGTATGGGGATATTTGGACAAATGATGAGTATCTTCAATTCATGTATGAACGTTTAACTTTAATGAGAGAACTTCTTACAGAAGACGGGTGTATTTATGTACATTGTGATTGGCACAAAAGTCATCACATTCGAATGCTTTTAGATGAAGTATTTGGAGCTGGAAATTTTGTTAATGAAATTATCTGGCATTATGCTGATTATATGCAAGGAAATGCCACAACCTCTCTTCCTAAAAAGCATGATAATATTTTTTTCTATTCAAAGACGCCTAAGTATTATTATGAGCGTGTAAAAGTGCCTCTTGATAAACCAGTTAAGCGTAATAGAGTGGTTTGGAATGGAAAAACTAAAACACTTGAAGTTGCAAGAGATGAATTTGGAAAAATCATCTATGACGAATTCACCGATAGATATTTAGATGCAGTGTGGGAAGAAGATGTGTTAAATATAGGGCAAACATCCGTAACACGAAAAACAAGTTCAGAGTGCTTGGGTTATCCCACGCAAAAGCCGAAGCGAATATTAGAATTGATTATAGAGTCTTCATCAAGACCCGGTGACCTTGTTTTCGACTGTTTTATGGGCAGCGGTACTACACAGGCTGTAGCTATGAAGCTTGGACGCCGCTTTATCGGTGCGGACATCAACCTCGGTGCGATTCAGACTACCACCAAGCGTCTTATTTCCGTAGCTAAGGAACTGAATGGACAACAGAAAGCCGCACCGCAGCTTACGCTTTTCCAAGGCGGCAAACAGGCTGATGATGAGGACGAGGGCTATCTTGCGGCGGCGAGTGCAGGCGGCAACGAGAACTTAAGTGCCGAGGAGAAAGCACAGGTAGCAGAATACTTCAAGTCCAAAGGTATTGATGTGAACTTGCCGCAGGAAGATGTGAAGTACACGGGTTTTGAGGTCTATAACGTCAACAACTACGACTTTTTCCGCAATCCCGTGGAGGCTCGTGACTTGATTATTCAGGCTCTCGAAATACAGCCGTTCCCGCAGTCGAGCGTATGGGACGGTGAACTTGACGGCAGAATGGTGAAAATCATGCCCGTCAACCGCATAGCCACCAAAGCGGACTTGGAGGAACTGAAAGCGAATCTTCCGTATAAGACCTACGAGAAACGCCGTGAGGAAAATCCGAAAGTGCCCGTGGAGCTTATCACCATTGTCTGCATGGGACATGAGCCGGACTTAAAGGCATCCTTGGAGCAGGAGCTTTCCGACTATAAGCTTGATATTAACATCGTGGATATTCTCCGCGATAAGTCCGACCTCGAACTCAAGCGTGAAGCTGAAGCGGAAATTGTCCGTGAGGGTGGCAAGTTGGTAATACGTCAGTTCTATCCCATGAACCTCATGCAGAAGCTCTCGCTCCAAAAAGAGTACGTTGAGGATTGGCGTCAGCTTGTGGAATCGGTCATGATTGATTGGAACTATGACGGCGTGGTTATGCAGCCGACCGTTATGGACGTTCCCGATAAGAAAGAGATGGTAACGGGCGTTTATGATATTCCCGATGATGCAGGAACGATTAAGGTAAAAATTACCGATCTGCTCTCCGAATCCATCGAAGTGGAGGTGTAAGAGCCTATGGCAGCGAAACAAAAACAGACATTTGTAGAGGACTATGCGTTCTATGAGCAATTATGGTACTACTACACCAACAACAGAGGCAAAATCCGCTCTCGTTATAACGACCTCACAAAGAAGTTCCTTGCCTATAACGACAAGAACGAAAATAAAGATGCGTTTCTTCGCCAACCGCAGTTTGAAGCCTTGGAAATGTATGTCTTTATCAAGGAATTTATGGGCAATGCTCATATGTATGAGATGTTCGATGCTTGGCACAAGCGTGAGGGTAAATTCTCTGACCGCTCCTACTACACTATCCACAAGGGTGGTCAGGGCATGCTGATCGACTTGGGCGATGAGCAAAACGAAATCATCTTCAAGCAAATGAAAAAATACCGGGAAAAGTACCCGAACTATATCTATGCCCTCACGATGGGACTTGGAAAAACTATCCTCATGGCTACTTGTATCTTTTATGAGTTCCTTTTAGCTAAGAAGTATCCGAAAGACAAGAGATTTTGCCATAATGCACTTGTGTTTGCACCGGATAAGACGGTTCTTGAATCCCTGCGTGAGATTATGACCTTTGATAAAACAAAGGTCGTACCGCCGGAGTATGCCGATGTGCTTGGTTCAAACATTAAGTTCCATTTCCTTGAGGAGAGCGGCATCACGCTCCATACGATTGACGATTCCGATTTTAACATCGTAATTTCAAACAATCAGAAAATCATTGTCAAGAAAAAACGCAAGGCGGATAAGCCGACAGATGTGCTTTTTGGCAGTGGTTCTCTGCTCTCCGATATTTACGGAGCAGATGAGGACAGCGATGACGATGCATGGGATGATGCCTCGCTGATGGACAATCAGCGTTTCAAAAAGCTCTGCCGTCTGCCGCAGCTCGGTGTGTATGTAGACGAGGCACATCACCTTTTCGGTGCAAACCTCGAAAAAGAACTGCGTTCCGGAAAAGGCAACAAAACCACGCTCCGTAATACCATAAATATGCTTGCTGAAGCTACATCTATCGTGGCTTGCTATAACTACACAGGTACACCATATGTCAATAAGCAAATTCTGCCAGAGGTAGTTTATGCTTACGGCTTAAGTGACTCTATTGCATATGGGTTCTTGAAAGATGCCGACTTAAAGGGCTACGATAACGTAAAGAACGAGGAATTTCTCCGTGATTCTATTAAAACATTCTGGGAGCGTTACGGCGGAAAAACCTATGAAGGACTTTCGCCAAAGCTTGCGATATTCGCCGCTACCGTGGCAGAAGCAACGGATGTTGTACGTCCTGTTGTAGAGCAGGCTTTGAGCGAACTTGGTATTCCGCTTTCTACGATTTTGGTGAATACGGGTGATTCTACAGTCACCAAGGATGAGGATATCCGAAACTTCAATAACCTCGATGTTATCGGTACGGAGGGCAGTAAAAAGCAGTTTATTATCTTGGTTGAAAAAGGTCGTGAGGGTTGGAACTGCCGTTCCTTGCTTGGAATAGCTCTGTTCCGCAGCCCAAAGTCAAAAATTTTTGTGCTTCAGGCTACAATGCGCTGCCTGCGTATGCTGACAGATGAACAGTTAAAGGCTTCTGTATTTCTCTCCAAGGAAAATTACGATACCTTGGACGATGAGCTTCGCAAGAACTACAATATGGAGATTTCCGATTTCGGAAAGACATCTACAAAGAAAAAACAGAACTATAAGGTTCGTGTGCTGCCTCCCTTGAGAACCGTTTGTATGAAACGTATATGGCACGAGTACGAGTTGATAAAAAAGCAATATGAGTCTCCTATAAATTTTGGGCTGAACGAGCTTGACGAAACACAGTATGAATCTAAGGTCTACGAAAAAGACAGCCTGCGTATTAATCACAGCACCAAGGAATCAAATATAGACGATATTAAGCAGCAGATGAGATACAGCGAGTTTTCCCTCACAGGTGAAATCGCACGTTATCTGAATAACGAGAATGTATCCTGCTTGATGGTTTCGAGGATTCTGCGTGAGTCAATGGACGGTGCAGAGAACATTGTTGCAGCAGTAAACCGCCACAATGAAATCTTGGATGATGTTATCATTCCTACGATTTTCAATGCTCTGTATAAAGTAAAGGGAACACAAAAGAGTGAGGACATAGATGTTGTTTTGCTACATGAGCCAAAAGATGCGGGTTACTATGAGTTTTCCGCTTCACCTGAACTGGTTATTACTAAAGGCGAGAAGGGCTTAACTCCTGCCGAGGTTGCTAAGAGCTTTCATGCAGATACATACTGTTTTGATTCTAAACCAGAGCGAGAGTGTTTCTTGCAGTATATCTCAAGTAACAAAGTCAAAGAAATCTACTTCACAGGAATGTTTACCTCGAATCAGGGTGATTTTTTTGTGCAGTACTACGACCCAGAATCAAAGCGTGTACGGCAGTATTATCCGGATTTCCTTGCACTGATGGAAGATGGTACTTATCAGCTGATTGAGGTCAAGGGTGATAATATGATAGACGATGCCGTGGTTCGTGCTAAAAAAGCCGCAGCCGAGGAAATGTCTGTGGCAAGCGGTATGCGTTACCTAATGTATGCAGGAAGTTTGTTGATGAAAACGAATGTACTTGAAGGCTCGGATTTCTATCAGCATAGCTATACTGACGACATATCGTTGCAGAATCCGGATTGAAAATAGATGCCAGCAAACAGACATCATAATTTTGTTTGCTGGCATTTTGATTTAGGGAAAGGGACAAACGATGAGACTGATATCATGGAACGTAAACGGCATCCGTGCAGCATGGGAGCATGGGCTGTCAGCTTTTTTTGGATAAATATGAAGCAGATATCTATGCGTTTCAGGAGACGAAGACAGATGAGGCAATTCCTATGGTGGAGCCGGAAGGTTACTATGCATACTGGTCTTTCTGTACCAAACGAAAAGGCTACTCCGGTACACTTTGCCTGACAAAATGCAAGCCAATAAATGTACGTTATGGGTAGAATACCCATTGGCGGTCTTTGCTTTTTGACGGTTAAAATACCGTTTTCACCCCATCGCAGGATTTATTTCCCCTGCGGTGGGGCTTTTTATTGCCATAACACGTTATTTTTCCTCTACTCCCAGCAGATAATCCACGCTGGTATCAAAGAATTTTGCGAGATAAACCAGCTTCTCCAGCGGGATTTCCGTTTTATGCGACTCATAGCGTGAGTAGGTTTGCTGGGAAACGTGCAGGATTTTCGCCATCTCAGATTGGGAGAGTTTGCGTTCTTCCCGCAATTCTCGGAAACGTAGGTGCATAAGGCTTACCTCCTTAGGTAGATCTGTCACATCCGCACAAGACATGAGCAACGTATTTGGTAGGTTTACACGTTGACTTTCACTCGAATAATGAGTAATATAGGATACTGACATGAGACGGCTCTCTTTCGTCAAATCCGTCCATTGACACACCGGATTTTCAGGCGAAAAGGAGTCGATTCTGCTATCATTATAGCAGAACTACAGAAAAAATAAAGTGCATTTCATTAACATTTCGTGGATTCCAGCAGGAAAACCAAGTGTTTATTTACGAATCCGCAGTCTGAAAAGTGGTCAGGAGGGACTTAAAAATGCCAAGAAGAGGAAGTAATATCTATAAACGAAAGGACGGTCGGTTTGAAGGACGTGTCGCAATTGGACACAAGGAAAATGGTGCGTTGCGGTACAAATATGTGTACGCACACACGCTTTCTGAGTTGAAGGATAAAATGCTCCGGTTTCAAATTACAGTGCAGAAGCAACCGATTTCTGCCATTAAATTGACTGTGAAAGATGCAGCGGAACAATGGCTTTCTTCGGCGAAACTGCGTGTGAAACCGTCCAGTTATGCCAATTACGAAAACATCATTCGCAGCCATATCATTCCTTCTCTGGGTTCTGAATATCTGGTCGATATTACGTCTCAGCAGTTGAATAACTTCATCTACAGCAAAATGCAGAACGGTTCCCTGCACAGTGGAAAAGGACTTTCTGCACGCTATGTTCGTGACGTGATGCGTGTGTTTCACAGCATCGAACGCTATGCGGAACAGGAATACGGAATTCGAGAAACGCATTTCACCATGCCGAAAATCGAGAAAAAGCAACTGGACGTGTTGAATGCAGAGGAACGAAAAAAGCTGGAACGGCATCTTTTGGCAAATAAAAGCATCAGCAATTTGGCGATTTTGCTTTGCCTATTTACCGGTTTGCGAGTTGGCGAATTGTGCGGATTGACATGGGGTGATATTGATTTTGTATCCGGAACACTTTCTGTCAATCGGACTGTACAGCGAATCAACCGGCACGGCAATTCCGAAGTTATTATCGGTTCTCCCAAGAGTAAAACCTCGATGCGGATTGTTCCGATTCCGGAGTTTCTGTTAGAGCTTTTGAAAGAAAGAAAATGCGATGATACTCGGTATTTGATTTCCGGAAAAACAAAACCGGTTGAGCCGAGAGTGATGCAGTATCGATTTCAGAGAATTCTCAAGGCTTGCGGAATCCGAAAAGTGCCGTTTCATCTGCTTCGGCACACCTACGCTACGGATTGCATTGCTCACGGATTCGATGCGAAAACGTTGAGTGAGTTGTTGGGTCATGCGGATGCAAGCATTACCTTGAATCGTTATGTGCATTCGTCTATGCAGATGAAGCAAGAATATGTAAAGCGATTGATGCTAAGCGTTTGAGCAGTCAAAATATCGTATGAGCAAGCAATAAATATGGATTTTTCAAGGCGATTTATGAGAAATTTATCAATGGACGGATTTGACGAAACGAAAATCATCTCTTTTTCTTATTATACCACATTTGAAATGCTTTATTCTACTTGCTTTTTGAAGAGGGATGTGGTATGATAAAAAGAAAAAGGGGATGATAATTGTGATACATATAGGGATTATCGATGATAACGAGTTGGTATGCAGACGAATCAAAAACTAATCGATATTTACTCCATAAAAAATTCTGTTGTAGTAGATGTGTATATGTATCAAAACGAGTCGAATTTTTTATCGGATATCAATCTTAAAACATATTTTGATTTAATTTATTTGGATATAGAGTTGACATCTGAAACAGGAATTGCAATAGGGCATAAGATCCGAGAATATTATCAGGATGAATGGATGCAAATCGTGTTTATCTCCGGAAAAGAGGGTTATGAGAGACAGCTATTCGAGATCAATTGTCTGGATTTTTTGAGTAAACCAATTCTATATGAGCATATAGAGCGAACACTGAATCGATTTCAAAAACTGACACGAAGTCCGAAAGATGTTTTTTCCTTTCAAAGGAAACATATGACGGAACGAGTGCCAATATCTGATATTTTATACTTTGAGAGTGAAAATCGAAAAGTTCTTTTGATTACGCAGAGAGAAGTTTTTGATTTTTATGATAAATTGGATGATATTGAGCAGAAAATGCCAATTCAATTTTATCGCATCCACAAGTCATTTTTGGTAAATTACTACCATATTCGGAACTTTAATTATGATCATGTAATCATGTCAAATGGAAAGCAACTTCCAATCAGTCAGTCAAAAAGAAAGGAAATGCGGGATGTCCAATTAGAAATTGAGCAAATGGAGGAACTAAGTGATGAGTAGTACTATGTATTCTGTATTCTACTTACTCGCAGACATTTTTGAAATATTCATTATATACAAATACATGGATTTGTTTTTCGGATGGAGCACCCATACGAAGGTGACTTGGGCGGCATTTGGATATTATTTTTTAGCCACCGGATGCCTGCATCTATGGTTAGACGCTCCGATTTTCAATGTTCTTTTTTCAATTTCTGCAATGTCATTCGTTGCCTTTTCATATCATGCAAAACCATGGAAAAAGATTTGTGTAGTACTATTTTTGTACTGTTATACTGCAATGGTTGAGTTGATTGTTGGAAGCATTACAGGATATGTGAAGTCAGACCTCATAGAAAGCGGAAGCTATCAGAATATTGCAGGATTGGTGATTATGAAACTTCTGTTTTTCCTTGGAACGTTGATTTTTTACAATATCAAAAGCATGAAATTGAACGCAACATGGTCTATCCCGATTTGGTTGTCCTCTTGTTTGATTCCAATCATTTCGGTTGTAATTGCTTTTACATTGTTTTTTAACAGAGGAATTTCTACCATTTCACTTACAATCGCATTGGTACTTCTTGTGGTAGCAAATGTGCTTGTGTTTTATCTTTATGATTTGCTCTCTCAATTTTACACAAAGAGAGTAGATTCGGAAATTCTGAATAAAGAACGCTCCTATTATTTTCATCAGTGTGAATTGATGAATCAACTTCACGAAGCCATGGTGTCCTATCGCCATGATTTAAGGAATCACATGATGATGCTTACGCAACTACTGGAAGAAGAAAAATACGAAGAAGCACAGAACTATCTTACAAAGAACATGGAAGTGATTCCAAAAGTAAAAGTATATAGTCAAACTGGAAATATTTATCTAGACAGCATTCTGAATTGTAAATTATCAGAAGCAGAGCAAATCGGAACGCAGTTAAAATATAAAATCGAAGCGTCAAATCATTATGTCGTTGACCAAAGAGATTTGATTAGTATTTTGGGAAATTTACTGGACAATGCAATTGCAGCTGTAAAAAACGTCCCAGACAGAGAAATCCAATTTCTATTTTTAGAAAATAAAGGAAGAATCATTATCTCGATTACCAATCGATATGATGGAATCGTGCAGGTAAAAAATCACAAATGGATTAGTCGAAAAAAAGATGGCGAAGTACATGGATACGGAATAAAAAACGTGGAACAGACTGTTGAAAAGTACAATGGAACAGTGAAGATCTCCTATGATCAAACACATTTTTCCGTAAAAGTGTTACTGTATTGCACATCTTGCTGATTCCATAAAAAGTAAATTTTAGAAGTCTCTCGGTATCAAAATCGGGAGACTTTTTTTAATTTTCTACAATAACACTACGAATTTCAACAACTTTGCTCCAAAAACGAGAATTTGTGGTATGATTAAGACGGCAGAAGAAAGGAGTCTAATGGCAATGAAAAAAGCATTTATCAAATTTGGGCAGTGCTTCGCAGCACTTGCATTTGTATTCGCAACCTTAACGGCAAATTCTAGCTGCATGATTATCGCACATCAGCCGAAGGAACCTGATGCTGTAAAAAAGCTTCGGAAGTTTTAAGTGTTTCAGAAAAGCACAGGAAAAATAACAGGTTGGCTTTGTGAGAAAGGCATCATAAAGAAATCGGATTATGAAGTGTACGAATACGGGATACAGAACCTTTTGACAGTTTTATGGAACATAGTCACTTTTTTTGCAATTGGAGCTATATTTCATATGGCGTTCCGTACTTTAGAGTTTGTACTATTCTATTCTGTTTTAAGAATTTATGCCGGCGGTTATCATGCAAACACGCCAATCAAGTGCTATGGCATCTCTAATCTTATCATTTTACTGTTTATATTTTTATTTCAATATCTGCCTATAAACAAGATAGGATTCAGCGTTGTTGCACTTATTTGTCTTATTTATATCTTTTGTTTTTCTCCTGTCGGCACGAAAAATAAGCCACTTGATGCTGATGAAAGAAAACATTATAAAAGAAAAGCCTGTATTATCATAGTTATCGAATTGCTAATTCAGCAAATTACACTTTGGACAGGTTATACTGCTCAATCGAAAATAATAATACTTGCTATTTGTGCAGTTTGTTTGATGATGGGCATAGGACAAATAAAGAATTTTTATGATGCACAATCACGAAAGCCACAATAACTTTGAGGAAGCACAAAAAAGCGATGAAAACATATCGTATTTTTATGTGTTTCCTCTTTTCATGTAAAGGAGGAATCAAGTGAACAAGAAATTAACGAGAATACTGTCCGGAACCCTGTCTCTCGTATTTGTCGGACAAGTCATGATCTACGGCGATGGTGCAGCACAAGGCGTCTTGCACGCTGACACGATTGCTTCGGCTGCTGAAGCAATTGAAGAAGCGAAAAATGCAGACCAGCTTGCGGCAGAGTTCGATGAGGCAACCGCTGGTCTCGGCAATGTGGAATATTTCACATCACCGGAATCAGATGAAGCCGGGATTTCTGCATTGAGTGAAGAGGATGAGGAAGCTACTGCGTTTGCGGAAACGCAGGATTATACAGCGAAAAATTTCATTCATCAGCTTGATGTGCAAACAGAAGGTTCTCTGACCATTACCGGTAAGGTATGCAAAGGCGTTGTTTCCGGACACACTGCATCGGATGACACGCCGATTTATGTCAAGATTTTTGACGGTGACTGGAATGAAGTTGCCAGTGTTGAAGTAGAAGACGGCGGCTCATACACAGTTACGGCGGACAACAGCGGAGAGATTCGTCATGTAAAGTTTGAATGCGATGGCTATCTGCCGTTCTATCTGAAGGATTTTGGCTCCGGTACATTTCAGGTTGGAACAGGCGGTTCAACGGATACCGTTACGCTCACGCCCGGCGATACCACTTGGAACGAAGAACATGAAAATCAGTGGAGTGATGATGTAATCAATGCCAGTGATTCGGCGTATGTGCAGAGCTGCTTAGGTGCATACAGAGGCGATAGCAACTTCAATCCGAGTATGGACGCAGATGGAGACGGTTCTATCAGTCAAGCCGATTTGGATGCTTTTTGTGCATTTTATGAAAATCTTGATGATGGTGAACAATATATACTACCACAGAGTATTTTGGATCTTGATATCAACCATGATGGCGTCATCAATGATACGGATTACGAACTTTTAGAAGAATCCGGTGCGTCTGAGTCGGAGCTTGCAAATTTCAAAAGTGAGCTAAGTGGAGTAAGAGATTCGGAATCGTGGGTTTATGCATATAACCATGAAATGACCGGCGACATCTATGTTAATGCCGATGATTACAATGCAGATAGCATAAAACAGATTAATGAGGCAGCAAAGCTGAGGGCTCGTTCCGATAATTATTACGAGTACATGGACAAGGACAACAACGGAACCATTGAGAATTCCGATGTTGCTTGGTTCACAGCAGCTTACGCTGCTTCCGGCGATTTGGACTGGGATCATGCGTTCAAAAAGAGCATTACGGTTTTAGCGGATGGAGCTTTTCCGTACAGCTTCAATCTGCATGATACCGATTTGGATTTGAACGGCTGTGCCTTGTATGTTTCGGATTGTATGTCTTTCACCACGGACATTCCGAAATTTTGGAATGGAAACGGTGCGACACTGGATGTCAATGGCGGTGCTTTATTGATTGAAAACAATCTGGTATTCCGCACGGCTTCTCCGGACGGTTGGGGTGGCAGTACCGGACAATTGATGAATATCAATGGCGGTATGGTCATAATCGGAAATTGCTTCGATTTCGGACAAGCGAACTGCTATGATACCATTCAAATGACCAATGATGCAGATATTCTGATGGTTGGTGGAAACTGGACATACGTTACGCTTCAAGATATGGAAGGCAAATGGACTGCCGGACAAATTTGGGTTCTAGGCTCTACTTGGATTGTCAATGAGGAATCCGGTGCAAAATCGATTTATTCTTCCGGCACACAATCCATCATTTTCGGCTATGCCGGTGGAAAGCAGACCATTCTTTGGGATAATCCGGAAACCTATATTGATAATGAAGACGGCAGTTACAATACAGAACGCCGTTTTAATTTTGATTATGAATACGGAATCATTCCGATTTATGAATTTACAGCAGAAAACTACTGGTTCAGACCATGGTGGAGACCTTATGATGAACCGGATTACACGCTTTATCGCAAAGGCTGGGAAATCGGTGATGGCGTACATATCGCTACCGGTAACTATACAAAATCCTTCACGGATTTGAGTATCACATCTCCGGGCGTGAAATCTGATTTTGTCAGAACCTATAACTCCATGAGTGATGAGGAAGGCAGCTTCGGTATTGGCTGGGATTTTAATATTGATGTTTCCAAAATCGTAAAACCGGCGACCGGTTACTATCAAGTAGTTCTTCCGGATGGTTCCAATACCACATTCAAGGATGATGGCAACGGCGGATTTGAGTGCCTGAATGCTCACAGCACCATGACAAAATCCGGTGATGAATACACGATTACGAATGCGGCTCAGTCGCAATATCATTTCAATTCTGACGGTGCACTCGATTGGGTAAAAGATGCGGAAGGAAATCAGCTGACCATTTCTGCAATGTCTGACAATCAGAGAATTGTGACCGATTCTACCGGCAGAACTTACAAAATCACCTACAACGGAAACAGCGAGCATTCTCGTGTTACCAGCATTGAGGATACCACGGCAAACAGAACTGTGACCTATGCGTACAACAGCGATTTTCAGTTGATTTCCGCTACCAGCGTTTCCGGCGGCACAGAGACGTATGAGTATGACAGTAACGGCAGACTCTGCAAAATCACAAACTGCTATGATGAGATGACAGATCAGATCGTATACAACGACAACGGCTCTGTGAATTGGCTGACCAATGCGTCCGGTTTGAAACAGGTTTACACGTATGACAAAGTATTCAAACAAACTGGATTGAAGGAGTATGACAATGATACGCTGGTCAAGACCTATACGTATGATTACGATGAGAAATATGCTGTAAAGGCAAACACAGTCGAGACTGACGGGCAAACCTATGAAGTAGACAAAATCACTTACAGTACCGATTCTGATGGTGAGAACAAGTACGATGAAATGATTGAAAACGTGGATATCATGGGGAATACGACCAAGTATGACCGTGATGCCAATGGTAATGTGACAAAGACGACCAACGCAGATGGCACATATACGCTTGCCAATTACAACAGCAAAAACAGCGTCATTGCAGAAGTAGATGAGTCGGGCTATGCAACCATCAAAGCGTATGATTCCAACGGAACCAGACTCATCAAAGAAGCTTCCAGTTTGCATCCGCTTTCTCAGTCTGATATTGGCACGGTTACGGCTTCCGGATTTGATCCGGTTGTTTATCTTGCAGCAAACGAGAGCAGCTATGCGATTACCAGTCATGAATACTATGCAGACAGCTATGTCAGCGGTGTTGCAGGTCTGATTCGTGCTACAACCGACCCCGAAGGTAATGTAACTGAGTATGATTACTACAA